TTTACCGATGCTGCTGGATCGAAACGCACAGGAAATCTCACGCTCGGATTTAAAGAAAGCTGGGCGGAACAAGGTTTGTATTTCAAGGCCGGTGTTTACAATCAGGAAGACCCAACCGACCTGACTCTCGCCACCGAAGGCAGCGCTGCGCTGTTCCATAAACTGGAAATCACACACGGCGTTTAAGGAGGCTTTGTGTCCTATACCGTATTGACTGAAAAGCAAAAGATCGCTGCGATGGCCCTGAAGTTTTATCAGGGTTTTCAGTGGGCGCCAATTGCCGGTGACTACTACACCACTTCGCGAAACGATCTTGAACTTTATCAAATTGTTCGCGAAGACGAAACGCACTACTACACGTCGTATCTGCCGCTCGGTCGTGAAGAAGCTGCGTGGCCTAAATCGGAATTCACCACGCACGGTTTCGGTGTGCATCGTGTATTTGTTCCGAATTTCATTCTGGAGAATCGCGGATGACAACCCGGTTATTCCAGCGCATTTATCGTGCGCGTGATGCCTCGTTTAAATACGACCGTAACAAATTCAATGCACTGAATCAGGTTCTGATGGCTGCCAAAATGGAAGCCGGTGAGAATCGTATGTCGTCATTGTCCGACGAACAATTTTACGCAATTATTCGCCAGCATATCGGCGTCTACAGTGATCGCATCCGCTCGCTGAATAATCCGCCTGAAGGCTCCGGCTCTTACGGCGAATTCGTGGACATGCACCAACGCGTTTATGCGATTGAAGTTTATCTGCCACTGGAGAACGAACTTGAATTATCGCCATTGCAGGAAGTGTAATTCGCCGCGATTGACTGACATGTGCGCACGCTGCAACGAACCGACACATGAGCCACACCCACAATGGGATTGGCCGAAATTGCCGCCAGTAGATTTAATCCGCAAGCTGGCGCACGAAGTCGGTTACGCAATCGGTGAACACGGCTCGAAAGAACGCGACTTGGATGTGATCGCAGTACCGTGGACAAACGACGCAGTAAATTGTGATGTTTTGCTTTCTCACATTGCGCGTGGATTGGACGCACGGATTGTTGACACCGAACAGAAACCGCACGGACGAATTGCAGCGACCATTCAAATGAACGGCTGGTATCGTCACATTGATATTTCGGTCTACCCGATCATCGAACTGGAGGACGAAAATGTTTAGCATCGACGTAAAACAACTGGAAAAAATGAACGGCATGATTCCACAGGACACAGTTCGCGCTGTGTTGGAATCTCTCGATTTGAAAATCTGGTTTCTCTCACCGGGTTCTATCGCAATCGTGGACAACAATTTCGTGCCGGATGAATCGTTTATTTCAGGTTTGCATTCAACGCCAGAAGCTGCCTTCGCTGAAGCACTGGAAAAAGTGCATGCAGCAAAAGGTGAACACAACGCCGCCTCCGTTCGCTCGGCTGTTGTAATTCGTGACCGGATTGAAGGTGAATTCTTCGCGACAATTACACTCGCCATGTACAGCAAGGAATAACATGAGCGCACAACAATATCCAAATTTTCTCGACGATCCAAAGATGCACGAGCTTCTGGACATTGCGAAACTTTTGGAAATGTCCCTGCTGCAAGAAATGACCGAACAGGGTTGCAAAGTAACTGCATTTTTCCAGCGTGAAGACCAGCAGGAAATTCTGGCGGAATGCGAAGGCGTTGATATGGTTTCGACCACGCTTGCCGCTGTAGAAAAAGCTATCGAATTTATCGAAGCCCAAGGGGAATAAAATGTCCGTTATTGATCGCATCACGGCTGACCGCGCATTCGCACGTCAGGACAAAGACACAAACACTTACCAGATTCTGACTCAGATTCTCGGCAATTATCAAACCGGCGCCACACTGAAAAAACCACGAGTTGGTGACAGCGCAATGATCGCCTGCGTTCGCGAAATCGTAAACGCGAATAATGAAACTGTCGGCCTGTTGATGAAAAATAACAACGACGGTTCGCTGCAACCAAAGATCGACGAACTGTACAAGCAAACGGTAATGCTCAAGCAATACCTGCCGACGCTGCTGACCGAAACCGAACTGGCTGACATTCTGGCCGCTGGCGAATACGCAAACATCGGCGCTTTCCAGAAATTTCTGCGTGAGAATCACACCGATTGTTTCCAACCGGGTGTAGCCGCGCAAGTGTTCAACGCCAACAAGGTGTAACCATGCCGAAGCCAACGCTTGCAGAAGTTTACGCACTGCCTCCGCTTGTTCTGGACGATAATTACGACCTGCATAAAATCCAAACGTTACTCGGTACTATTTCCGAAGACGCGTTTCAAATTCTACGCTGCTCTGTTGCTAAAGCTGCGTGGGAAGACGTACCGGATACTTTCGGTTTGCATGCAGGCACCGTGACCCTGACGTTCCATGACGTTACCGGCGACCAGAATTATCTCGATGCACACCAACGCATTCGCGCTAATCTGACGGATTTGGTTTTGCACGTTTACAATCAGGAAGGCGCCGCCGTGCGTGCCATTCATTTCTACGACCTGCATTTCAGCAGCAGTAAACAGAAACTGGATAGCGGCAACGGAAAACCTTCACCGCGTGTAAATACCTACACGTACAAAGCCCGTCGAGAAATCGCACTCGCGTGAGCGTAACCCGTCCAAAAACCACTCCTTGCATCGGTAAATGTTCGCACAATGTTGGCGACGATATCTGCAAGGGGTGCAAAAGAACAATTGCAGAAGTTCGAGATTGGAATCGCTTAACCACCGAACAGAAAATGCAGAAGATCGAAGAACTCAAGGTGCGCGACTTAAATGTGTTCGTGATACCGGTTCAAATTTACGACTGAGGATTAATCATGCTCTGTGTCCGCTGCTATGAACAATCGTACCACTGCACATGTGGCCGCTACATTTTTATCGGGAAAACAAAATGACAACTCGCGTTCTTTCTGAAGAAGAAATTCTGCGCCGCATCGACGGTAAAGTAACCATCGTGCCGCAAGGTCAAATCCCGTACCACGACGGCGTTCAACTCTTCGAAAAAGAATATATCGGCAAAGCAAAAAGCAGCGCCGACGCCGCAATTGAATTGGCATTGCGTGCATTCGAAGACGACCGACGCGGCGAGCGTGCCTATGTTCGCGGCATCGTTTTGATGGGCGTGGATTTCGAACACGTTTGCGTTGCCACCATCGCAGTGCGTCCGGCACCGATGACGTACAGCCAAGCGCTGGAAAAACTCAAAGATAAACAACGTCTTGCTCGCGCTGGCTGGAACGGTGCAGGCCAATACGTTTATTTGGTCGAAGGTTTGCGTCACAACGGAATCGAATTCGAACCTGTTTTTGTAATTCGCAACGCACAAGGCAAACACCAGCCGGGTTGGCTGCCATCTATGGGCGACCAGATGGCCGGTGATTGGGAACTCGTTAATTAATTCGTATCCATTAGGAGGAACAAATGTCTGCTGATAAAAACATGACCGGGGAACAGATTCAGCAGATTATGGATATGTTTCTGTACAAAGCTCTGGAACCGCTGATTCTCTACACGAATATTTTCGATGCGCAGATTGAATATTTGCTCGTGCTGATCGCTACCAACCGGAAGCGTAAACTCAGTTCCCTTGAACGTGGAGTCGTCGTTGAAAAACTCGCGGCTTACCTCTCCGTTTCTGATCGTCGGCAGAAATTCGAATTCATCCGTGAAGCGCGACTGGAGCGGTACTTTATCCATCGGTTCATCAACGAGTTTCTGATGGACAACATGAGTTATGTGGAGAAATATAAAAAGTTTCTTACTGACCCATCCCGTCCGGCACAAGTTGAACTTGATCGCATCGCTACGCAAGTCGGGCATTGCAGTCGTACAGACCTTTACAAAACTCTGAAACTTGCAAACGCATATCTCGGACATTTTTATTCGTACCGCAACACCGTAATCGGCCACTACATCAAAAACAGTAACAAGCTGGCGAAGGCCCACGTTACCAACACGCACAGCAATTCCAGTTACAAGGATTTGGTGCAGTCGATTTTGAAATCCATCATCACGGCGTTGGATAAATACGACAGTCGAAAAGGTGCGCTCACTTCTTACATCCAGACATGGGCGAAGAACGCGACAACCACGACGAAAGAACACGAATACGGAATTGCTTACACGATTCCACAAACCCAACGGAAGAAACTTTTCGAAGGGAAAAGCACCGAAGTTAATTACGGTGTGAGTCTCGACGCGTTGTTCGGTGACGATGACGAAGACGGCAGCATGGCGATGCACAGTGTGATTAGCCAGAATGCAGAACTCGATTACGACATTGAAAAACAGCAAGGCGTCACGCTGGTGCAAAGACTCGCGAAGAAAGTTGACCCGCTGGGGATCGCCCGCTTGAGTTTGGAAATTGGTGAATACTTTTCGCCATACGAAAGATTGGTAATGCGGAATCATATGGCTGAAGAAGGGCTGCTTTAAAAAACTGTAAAGAACCTACATAGAAACGAAGGGCCATTACCCACGATTCTATCTGTTAGGTTTGTCTGGTATTGCGGCCTCGCCCTCAAGGCTAAACGGTGTACTGCTTGCAACGCATCCCCCGCGCATCCTCACGCGGTTTTGTTTAGCGAGTACACGACCAGATGAACCGCCTAATCTCAAGTGAGAAAATCATGACGCAATCTAATGTGGCCGTGGTAGATTTCAAAAACCCTCGTGACGCAAACGGTAATATCGTTCTGCATCCGAGCGTGAAAGAGCTTGCAAAAGAAATCGAGAAAAAAGCTTACGACGAAGCGTTGGCAAAGATCATCGCTCGCGCACAAGAATCGAACTGGTAATAAACCGGTCGAATACATATGGAGATTGGCAATGAGTGAACGTGAAAGCAATTTGATTTCGCACGCTCGCCGGGAACTCGCAATTCTGGAAGCGCAAGCCGCTGCGGATACCGAAGACCCGGCTGGCTGTCTGGAAATGCAACAGCACATGACGGCGGATGTGCTCGCGGTTCTGGAAGTAATTAATCGCACCGGCCAATCTGGCGGAAGCATCGGTTATTTCCTGAATCTTGTTCGTCGTCTTGCTCTGCAACAAAACGTTGCCCCGCTGATCGGTGATGATGCCGAATGGTTTTTCCACGGCGAAGAAATGGGCAATGTCTACCAGAACATTCGCAACGGTGCAGTCTTCAAAAACGCCGACGATGGCCGCGCTTACTACCTCGACGGTTATGTGACTGTTGATCCTAACGGCTCGACGTATACCGGTGGCGGTAATCGTTGCTACATCGAATTCCCGTACAGTCCTGTTTCGAAATATTTGCCGCGCTTTGAACTGGTGGCAAATGATCCTGATTTTCCTAAATGGAATCGTGCGCCGCTGATCGCAGAAAATTATCTGTTCGACACTGCGCAACAGGTTTTGGAATTCTATGCTGTACACGGAATTACGCAACCGGAAGACATTGCAGAAGAGCGCCCGGAACCACTGGCGTCTGCAAATCCTGATGATGCACCTGTGCGAGAAGCGGAATGAGTTGGTTTCCTTGTTTGGTTTTGCTTGTTGACACCGAAGAAACTCTGATCGCAAAAACTGTAAACGATATACCGAATGGTGCAACCTTTCGCGTACTGAAGAAACGAATTAACGAGGAAAATTCATGAGTGCTTCTTTCAAGGGCTTTGGTTCGATCAAGACCAACAGCCGCAACGATTCCATCCGTCTGGATGAAGTGATCGACATTATCAAATGGGTTGATAAAAAGTGGGTTACGATCCGCGTTCTGCCAATCGCCCCGCTGCAAGTGCGTCAAGCGTGGATCAAACTCTACGCCGGTAAAGAAAAGAAAGAAATTTCGATTCCGCGTTATGTCGTAAACTTCGATCCGTCGAATCCAGATACTCCGAAAAAAGGCGTGCGTTGCCCGTACTCGGAACTGGTCACAGACAAAGACGGCCCGGTACGCGTTTCCGACTTCTGGCTGTTCAACGTCATTGACCGCGACATGCAGGAAGAAGGCCCGCCGCGTAAATCGTCGAAGCCTACAAAAGCTGAAGCGAAAACCGGTTTCAAAGATATCACTTCTGAAACTTGGACTCCGGTTCGTGTTGCACGTTTCACCATGACTTCGATTCTGCGTTTGCAGGAATTGTCGGAAGACAACATCGTCAAAGACAAAAAGACCGGCAAAAAAGCACAGTTCGACGCGTCCGATGCCCGCTATGGTTTCGACGTGAAAGTGAAGTTCAAGAAAGATGCACCGGGTACTGACAAATACAGCATCGACAAAGCAGACAGCGCCGCTGCCCTGACGAAAGAAGAACAAGGTTATCTTGTTTGGAATCTGACGGAAGAACTGCTGGACGCCACCGGTCGTATGACTGAAAAGCAAGCGCTGGAAGACGTTAAGCGTATGGAATTGGTCGGCGGTAATACGCTGGACGATGACGACGATGACGACGACAAGCCGAAGAAAAAGAAAGGCAAATCGCGTTCGCTCGATGACGACGACGAAGACGAAAAGCCGAAGAAGAAAAAGAAAAAGCCTTTCGACGACGATGACGACGACGAAGACGACAAGCCCAAGAAGAAGAAAAAGAAATCTTCGAAGGATGACGATGACGACGAAGACGAAAAGCCGAAGAAAAAGCTGAAGAAAAAGTCCAAGTCCGATGATGACGACGAAGACGAAAAGCCGAAGAAAAAGAAAAAGAAATCGTCCGATGACGACGACGATGAAAAGCCGAAAAAGAAACTGAAGAAAAAGTCGAAAGACGATGACGACGAAAAGCCGAAGAAGAAAAAGGCCAAGGTCGAAGAAAAGAAAGGCGGCGCCAAGAAGAAGGTAGCAAAAAAGGGTAAAAAGAAGTCCTCGTGGGATGACGAATAACGAGTGACTTCTTCGGGGTTACTTCGGTAGCCCCAACTTACCCTTGGAGATTCTATGGCAAAAACCGTTGTTAAATCGAAAAAGCTCGATCTTTCCCCCAAGGCTGCGGCTGCGGAGAAAAAGAAGTTAGCTGCTGTAAAAGCGTCCGGCCCGGTGTTCGATCCATATGCGAACCTCGAAGCAGAAATTGACGACATGGAGAAAAAGGTCGGACTGACCTCTATGTCTGTAAACGAAAAAGAAGATCGACTCGACACAGGTATGCTCTGCGTAAACCTGATGATGGCGGGCGGTCTGGTTGCTGGTGGTTGGTACACATTCTACGGCGAAGAACAATCGTGTAAAACCACACTTGCTACAACGGTGATGGGTTCCATTATCCGTAAGCAGGATTTCCGTGGTAAAGCATTTTTCTTCGACTATGAAGGTTCGTTCTCGGCTGAATACGCGAACCAAATGTGGAAGTACAACGGCAACGGAAAATCTGCGCAGGCTGAAGAAGTTTTCGGCATTCAGGACAAAGAGGGCAATTACATTGTCCGTCCGCGCATCCGTTATTACGCTCCGGCAGTAGGTGAAGATTTCTTCGATGGTCTGGCAAAAGTTCTCAAGACTTTGCCGTCTGTTTTGCAGATTGATGGTGAATACTATTACATCTACGAAAACACGAAGTCGAATCAGAAGCTCTGTAAGGGCATGTACGACGCGAAGTATTTCAAGAAGTACAACAAATTCAAAGTTCCGGCGCCGCATGGTTTGCCGCAAGCTGTGTTCCTTGTTGACTCTTACCCGGCCATGCTTTCCCGTCGCGCTGACGATAACGAGGAAGGTAAAGACGGTCTGGCTTCGCAAGCGCGTATGTTTGCCGATGGCATCAAACGCGTTAAAGGCCGCATGAAAGAAAAACGCGTATTGGTGTTGGGTATTAACCAATTGCGTGAAGTGCCGATGGCAATGTACGGGCCTGATAAAAAGGAACCGTGCGGTACTGCTTTGCGATTCTTCGCAGATGCACGTTTCCGTATGACTCCGGTTTCTATCCCGCACGGCAAAGGCATGATGGAAGAAGAGCCGTCGCTTTCCGGCGAAGGTATCGACACTTACCGTTACATCAAATGTCACGCCTTCAAAAATAAACTCGGTGGGCCACAAAAAGCGAACATGACAATGCGTCTGTACGTGTCCAACGAAAACGGCGAAGGTTTGGGTTTTGACCGGGTGTGGGATTGTTACACATACCTGAAAGAAACCGGGCAAGTTTCCGGCCAGCGTAACAAAATGAAATTCGGTGACGCGACTCCGTTCAAAGGCAAAGTTTTGTCTTGGATGGAATTCAAAGCGATGGTCGATGGCAACAAAGAATTGATGTTGAAAGGCTGCAAGAAATTGGGCCTCGACAAACCAGTTCGAATTTACGAATGGTGCCGCAAGCAAATTGAATCGGGCAAGGGTTACGATTTGTACCTCGACCAGATTAAAAACTCGCACACCAAAAAAGCTGCTAAAGCTGCCGCCACCGACAACGGTGAGGAAGACGCAGAGTAACAAATTGGATGGGGCACTTCGGTGCCCTATTTCCATTTATGGGACACGGCAAATGTCGAAAACTAAAACGTCTCTATCCGGTTGTGTCGTCGCAATTATCTGCTGCTTAGCGCTCATTTACCTGATGCGATATTACGACGAAGAAAATGTTTACTTACGGGCGCATCCTGATTGTGTGCTGACCCACGAAACGCAAGAAGCTGAAAGTTCCTACTGTGCCAAGGTCTGGAAACAGAAGAACGTCAGAACTTACCAGTGCGGTATTGAAAATAAAACGTTTGTCTCGTGCTACTGAGGAAATGTTATGCCAGCCACTTTCTACGCAATTGAGAAATTCGGACACGTTGATATTCGTGCATTCCGACTGACCCTACCTGAATTCTCCGACAAGGGATTTTATCGCAGCGTCACCAGTTATCAGGCTTATCGCGAACGGGAAATCCATCGCGCATGGCCGCACCTGAAAAAGAAAAAGACGGCGAGCATTATCTGCGCCCCGCAAGACAATGTGATTTGGTATTCGCTGAAGAGCCAAGAAGATTACGACATGCTCGCAGAGTCGTGGTTGATTACCTGTGACATTTGCAATTTCGAAAAGCCTGTGCCGAATCCTGATCCGAATTTGTGCCTGCTGAATAATTATTTCCTGCCGTGCCAAAACATCGACGGCATGTTCGATTTCTACAAGGCGATTGGCTACGATTACAAGAATCAAAAATATCTGCCAGAAAGTGAAGTGATGCAATTCGCCACTGACGAAACGTACAGAATCGAAACGGTGAATCTTGCGCGTGCCCGAATGAAGCGTGATAAGCGGCGTGTACTCCCGTCGGCCCCAGCTTGACAGGCTGAGACGCCTGTGGTAGAGCCTCCGGCGCTATTCCGGCCCCCGGCCCGCTTGGCTTGTAGGGCGAAACTTCCGCTAAGCCGTAAGCTTGCCTAAGTCATTGATTTTCAGTAGAATAGTCCGGCTGGGCGACGTTGCCTCAGAGCTACACACTCACGGGTTAGAGGAAGTTAGAAAACTTTCCGAACCGCCAATAAGAACGTATTACTGACGCTTCAAATAAAAAGGGATTGGTATATGGATATCAATTATCGGATTTACGGGATGGGGGATTTCTCTTGCCTTCCCGTTATTTCCAATGGATGCGCAGATTCAATTGGTTACATTGCAGATCATATTCCGCGTGCTGGAAGCATCACGGTTGTTGCATCTGTTGGGGGCGAAGTGTGCGGCTATGTTTTAGCTACCGCTTCGAATGCTGGTGTGTATGTTCACAACGTAATGACGCTTGAAAAATATCAGCGCATTGGCGTAGCTACAAAGATGTTGGAGCAAATCGACGAACACATTGAACGCACGGAATGTAGATTTCCAATCATGCTGCATGTGATGGAATCGAATCTAGGTGCAGTATCGTGCTATCGGAAAGCTGGCTTTCATGTAAACGTGCGGATTCCTAATCATCCCGCAATTTACGAGAACATGTTAGTCATGCGAAAGAACCGAAAGCGCGAATGGTAATTTCATATTACCGGGCCGATTTTGGCCTATCCTACGTTTAACAGGGGAAACAACAGTGTTCGACGAAATCCTAGACGCCCTTAGTGCGTATGAACAAGGCTTGGCCGATAACGAATTGCGCACCATTACGGCAATCGCGGGCAAGCTTACAGACATTTCCAATAAAGCCACCATTCTGATGAATCGTGGTTCCCTTCCCTCGGGCACGAAGTCGTGGATTTCTCGCATTAGCAAATGGGCGAAAGAAACGTCGGAAGGTCTGCGCAATAAACAGTTCAAGAACTTGACTGAAATCCGCAAAGTATCCAAGGATCAATTGGGTGTTATGCACGCAGGTTTGCGCCAAGCAATTAACGGCGGTGTTTCCGCTGCTAACAAAGAAATGGTGCGCACCACGTTCGAAGCGGACGAAGACAAGAAGGAAGAAATCGAACGTTTGATCGAAGCTTTCGATCCGGGTTCGACAAAGATTATGGGCATTCAAATCGAACCGACTAAAATCGACCTCGATGTGATGCGCTTCCTTGACATGAACTTTTCTGTATCGCAACTACGGTCAATCCAACCGTACCTCCCGCTTGAAGCTGGACAATCCAAACCAAAACGCGACCCGGATTGCGTGTGGAATCGCACGACCTATCTGGAAATTCGCGAAGCGCTCGATCCGCAGCACAAAGCAAAACGTTCCGCATTGAAGCGCGAACTCGTGAAGAAACACGACGACGAATACGCAACACTTTCCGAGTCGTACAAAGATTTGAATCGCCGTCTGCCTCGTTCGATTCAACATGCTTTCACCGCTGTACGTTTTCCTGTTGTACCGGTATTCAAAGACCTTTCGGTTTACAAGAATCCGCGCAAACTTGAAGCCGCTGAATTGCAGGTTACACGCATTGGCGATCACTTCATCGTATTGGAAAACCAATTGATCCTTTGTGTTGATTTGAACAAGATCGGCATTAAAGATTCGTTGCGTTTGACCAAAAACAAGGAGCGAATGAAATCTGTAAATAACTCAGGTGAACTCGCAGAAGCGATCATGGATATCATTAGCGATATCAACAAGACCGCCAAACGTTCTGGTACAAAGTTAGTAATGGCCTCCGACACGATTGCTCGTAATCCGAACAATCCGAGTATTGCCCTTGTTTGGTTGATTCCTGAGCACAGCCGTAAGATGCTGGCCGAGACGCTGAATAATACTCAAGTCACATGGGACATTCCGCGCCACAATATCGAAGCGCCGCGTCTTAGCACGCGTCCGACTCCGGCACGCACGAAGTGACAGAGTTTTACAAGGAAGGGGATTGTACGATTTGTGAGAAGTGGCAAGCGCTGTTGCACTGGCACCACACAATTCCACAATCGCTTGGCGGAAAGAACAGCCTACAAATCCCCCTCTGCGCACAATGTCACAATTTGCTGCATGCGCATTCACTTGCGATAGTGGCACGAAAAAAGACAGGTCGGAAATCGCACAAAAACTTTTGGGCAACTCCGACTATGGAACACAATGCAGGCCCGTATCTACAGATATTGGTCGAGGCGATTTTGAGCGACGAAAACGTAAAGGGGAAACAATACGTTATGTCGATCAAGGCGTCCCCTGCATTGCACACAGCACTGCAACTGTTTAAAGCGGACAGGAATGTAGGCTCGCTAGAAAAAGCGATGCTACTTGCGATCAGTGAAACTTTGAGAACTAGGGGCTATTTGGAAGATGAGCATTCAAAAGGGAATCAACAGCAAGGTAAAAATGGCACTCAAAGAGGTGTCGCCAAGCTGTGGTGATTGCAGTGGATTCGAATGTGAAATTCTTATTGAGGGTAATAAGAAAGTATGTGCAAAGCTGGATAAAACAAAGGCTTCGAAACCTTGCCAGCAGTTCATTCCAAATGTAAAAGAAGTTGGTAATCTCGGCGCGTCGAAGCTTGAAGCTTTGGCCGACCTCGTGCGGGACATGCCCGACAATGCGTTGCGTGCGATGGGCATTTTGTTCTTCAACGAAGCCCGTACCCGCAAACAGAAAATGACCGTTATGCAGAAAGTTTTTGTGCGTTATCGTGGAGCCGGTAATCGCAATTACATTTCGAACTTTATGCAGGCATATGTCCTGTACGCAAACCCGAAACACTACAAGCTGATTTCTGCCGATGGTCGCTGCGTGCTGACCTACGGTGAGAACTGCCGTCCTGTGATTCACACCGAAGAAGAATTCGCCGTCATGCACACTGCCATGCTGCGGAAAGGCGCTTTGGTTGACCCTGACACTGAAACGTTAATTACCCGTCGTTTCCGTTGCGAAGAAGAATACGATTTGAATTTGGTGGACTGTGCGCCGACTGGTGCCGTTTCAACAATCGACGACGTGTTCGCTGGTAACAGCATTCGCAAAGGCCGCAAGCAAGGTCTGCCGAATCTTATTGAGTTGGTTGCTGAAGCAGCGGAAGGCTACAGCGTTGACAAGCCATCGAATTTCGTTGAGCGCGATGTGAAGCGCGACAAAGGCGAGAAAGAGAAGCCGGTCAAAAAGGGCGATGTAATCGTGCGTGTTCGTGGTGGGGGTGCAAAATAATGTTGGTAAAATACATTTCGCAAATCGGAATTGATCCTCACACCCAAGACGGGGCACGCTTAATTGAGGAATGTATTCTGTGTCTGGCGGGAGTCAATACGGCTTTCGATTTCCAGCGCAACGTTAAGTCGATTAACCTCAAGCCTACGGGCATGAGCGGGAAAGACTTGCGACTGAAATTATTGGAAAAAAGCTATCTCACGTTAAACGTGAAATATGCAGCCCTGTTCCTGTCGTTCATGCCGAACAACGCGGACACTTACGCGAAGCTGCAATCTTATCTCAGTGCCGCCGACGTTATCGCCATCCGCGATGTGTTCGCACGCCGCACTGTGAAAAACCGCGTCAAGCAATACGCCATTGATCGTGGCTTGACGGTGTACGACGTGACCTTCAAAGCGATGAAAGTCGATAAGCACAAATTTGAAAGCTATGTCGCGAAAGTCGTGAAACATATCAAGATGAAAGTTTACACAAAGTTGCGCTTTGTTGTGAAGGGCGAAAATAGTGCGCTGACAGATTTCAACGGCGACCTAACGTGCAAGGCTCTGCGTGCTTACCATTCGCTGATCCCCACGAAAAAACCTGAAGCATACATTCTCAATTACTTGCGCAGCGCAGCAACGAACGAAACGAACAACCTGTGCGACAAGCACACAGCTACGAAGCGCCGTCGTATGGTCAACGTTGGCGCAGATGGTTTCGGTGGGAACAAATACGAAATCATTTGTCAGTCTGAAAATCAAACGCAACACGCGACTGACGACACAGGTATTAGTGAGTTTGACCGGCTCATGGGCGAAGGTGCAGTGCATACCGAACACGGCAGCATTGAATCGACAATCATGTATGAGCGCATTCTGAATAAATTCACGGGACGTAAACGCACCGCGCTGGAAATCATGGCCGGTTCGAATGACGACAAATTTACTGATTATCTCGTGAAGAAAGGCAGCATCAAAAGTGGTGACGATCATGCGGATTTCCAACGCCGTGTTTCGCATCACACTTTCCTAAATGCACTGGCTTCCTACCTTGGCGTTATTCGTGAAGCGTTTATGCGCTTTGTTCAAAATGTAGGTAGCACACTGATCGCGCACAAGGAGTACGCTTGATGGAAGTCAAAACCCGTGAGCCGACATTGTTCGACCGCGAGTCGAAAGCGTTTGCGCTGTGGAAAGTTGAGGCTACCGAGTCTTATAAGCGGCACGTCATGGTTGAACTTTACAACCTGATAAAAGTGCAGCAGAACCAAACTGACGTGCGGCTTTTTTCTGATTTAAAGCACACCTGTTACAACGTCACTCGGGTTGAATTTGATTGTGCGCTGGCATCACTCCAGTTGCTGGATATCGTCGGGATTCATCCGGCGCCAGTGAACGGCGAAAGCGTTCCGTGTCATATCAATCTGAAACGCCGCAAAACGCAGGCGTGGAAAAAATACTTAAAACAAATTCAGAAAAATCAACCGGACGCCCGCCAGTAGGTACTAAATGCAGATTCACAGTCAAACTGCGGAACTAAGGGCGTTACTGACGATAACGACCAAAAAGATTCCAGAAGACCAGCGGACTCTGTGGCTCGGCAAACTTAATAAAGACCTCTTTCATACGCCAGTGATGCGAAAAGCTTTCGAGCGGATTTCAAAGCTGGCTAAAAAGCGGTTCAAGATTATTAGCTGGAAGAGTTTGCTTGAAGACCCCAGCCTTGACGAAGACATTCGCGATCTACTCGCAGAAACACGGGAAAAACCGTGTGCGAAGAAATCGCAAATGCGCGAGACTCTTGAGACTCTAGAAGAGTTTCGAAAGATTCGGATCATGCGTGATGTTGCATTGAAAATTGTGGAGACGCTGGAACAGCCAGCCGTCGAAGCTGAAGCTTTGCTGCTGGACATTACGCAACAGATCACAAGGGCTAACGCTGCGAAGCAACAAGACGCATTTTTTCTGCACTTCGGTGCGGACAGTAACAGTCAGGATATCATCGACGCAATTTGTCGAAACGAAACACTGCCACGTATCAAAACCGGTTACACGGAATACGACAAAACCAACGGCGGTTTCCCCGACAGCGGTGTGGTAATTCTGGCCGGTACAACATCCGGTGGTAAATCGACCATCGCGATGAACATCTGTCGTCACATGTTCCTTGAAAACAATCTAAGCACTTTCCGAATCACTTTGGAAATGCAGGAGATTCAAGAAACGCAACGTCTCATGTCGCACATGACGGGAATTCCGCTCAAGCGATTTAAGCACGCCAAGTTGACGATGGAAGACAAACGGAAAATTCTCAAAGCGAACGACACGCTGCGGAAGCATGGTAAAAAGCACGGCATTAACTACACGACGCACAGCCCGAAAGGCGGTCTGTCGATGGCTGAAGCTTTGCAACTTGCCAAGCCGTTTGGATACAAGGTAATCGTAATCGACTACGTTGGTTTGTTGACCGAGGAAGCAGGCGCAGACCAGTGGCGTTCGTTGATGGACGCTGCCCGTATGGCGAAAAACTACACGCAAGAAACCGGCGCGCTGGTTATCCTTCTTGCACAGTTGGATGATGAAAGCGAAAAACTCCGATATTCCAAAGGTATGAAAGAACACGCCGATACACTTTGGCAGTGGAACTATTCCAAGGCCGAACAGCGTGAACTGAAAATTATTCCTGTGACGGTTTCTAAAGACCGAGACGGCGAACTAATGTCTTTTGAATTGGAAGAAGACTTCGCATCTATGACGGCGCGTAACCCCGGCGATAAAGCAATGGATGGGGGAAGCGGTGGAGGCAACCTTGAGTTCGAAGACGACAACGAAAGAGAGCCTAAAAAGCTCAAAAAGAAAAAGGTTAAAGGAATCGGTCGAGACGAAATCATCACAGACCTTAAACCTTCCCTTAAAAAGAAAAAGAAAACAGGCAAAACCAAACTTCTCCGTTCTGATGATGGGCCACCCGCCCTCTCCTGAAGTTCCACTGACACGGAATGAACAGATTGATTTGATCGCAGGAAATACGCGTGTGGATCGCCGTGATGTGATTCCCACGCAGGACATTTTCTACGTGAAGCACGATCCTGTTCCGAACGGCGTTTATTTTGCTGATCCAACAATACCGGGATGGCGCTATGCAGATAGCGTCACCATGACGATTCCTGATTCCCGTGAAGAGCCGATGCGACACGAGGGAATTAATTACTACGACGAAGTTGAAATGCCGTTGGGGATGAATGAGGTAGAAGTACCTGATTCGGAACTGACGGAATTTAACGATACGTTGGCTGGTAAAATCCCGGCGTTTAAAAAGTTGTTTTATTCCAGTGCGGCCACGCTCAGTGCGTTGGACGATGCAGCGGAATACGTGGAGGCTGCCCTTCGGGACGGCCTCGACATTGACTTAGAAATGGACGGTGCGCTTCTTAGCGCATTCGTTCCAGTCTCACGATTGGATGCCATCGCAACAATTGTGAAAAACACGAATTTGAGTCCGGCGTTGCAAGACGCCTATCTCATGAAAATGACTGAGCTTATTGCAGAGAAAACAATGGATGCCATGCAGAAACATGACATGGGCGTTGTTGCAAGAAGACAAATCGAAGTATTACGGGAAGCAAACCATGCAAGAATTCGACCAGAAAAAGGCGGCATTCCGCAAACACCTTCGCCCGCTAACACGCAGTGGGGCGTCACAGGTACTCGACGATGAAAATAAAGAAGTCCAAAGAGAAACGGCTGATCGTCACAAAGGATAATCCGTTCGATTATTTGACCAGCCTGAAACAGAACGGTCGCGGTGCTGTTGTCCATGATGATATCGAAAACATGGGTAAGAGCGCGGCCAACTTAATCACGAGTATGGATGTTGACAGCGAAATCAACATCGCAAAAACAATTCGTGATTTGATGGATTCGAAAGTTATTGTGCCCAAGGATATGAAAATCGACGACGGTGATTTGCCGCTCGCACCGAATTTCTATTCGTGGGTAACTGATGACCGCTTCGGCACCATCGGTGATGAACGTCCGTTCCTAGAACAATTGATTTGGGGACTGACGGCCTTCAACGACATTTGCTACAACAAAGGTTGCTCCGATCTTGAGTGGTTTTTTCACGGCCACAAAGTTGACGACACCTACGGAAAACTTGAGCGGAAAGTTTCCATCTTGCATCACGGCGTTTGTCCGAATTGCAACATGGGCCGCTCTGAAGCGATTCGTAAAAAGATCGCGCCGTATTACAACGAACTGGCAATTAACGCCGGTCAGCGTTGCGTCATTGGCAGCACGCCAGTTCTAACCGAACACGGTCTGCTGCACATTGACGAAGTGAACCCAAATGCACCAGAAGGTTTTTCTGACTTCACGCTGGGCGTCCACAACGGCGATGTAATGGAAAATACTTCGCAGTTTTTCTATGCGAAACCAGAACCCGTTGTCCGTGTAACTACGGCAATGGGTTTTTCTGTTACTGGCACTGTCGAGCATCCTATCGAAATCAGCGGCGAATTTAAAAAGCTGTCTGACGTGGTAATCGACGACGAACTTTTGATTTATTATGGTCAGCGTGTTTTCGGCGCAGGCAAGTACGGCAAAGCGCGTGAAGCGGGCCGTGCGTTTTACGATAGTGTCTTGCCTTTGCAGCTTCGCGTTGCTCGGGAAAAAGACGTTGTAGCATTCCTACAAGGCGTGTTCTCAGAACCGCGCCGGGTATTTGTGGGCATGGCTGCATTGCGTGACATTAGCGCCCTCTTACTGAATGCCGGATATCCCCATCAAATCAACGGGCCGTGCATTCAACTCACTGACGAAGTGTTCAACAATTTGCAATCCGATATTTGGAGCAAAGGAACATTCTCGGACTCCATCGCAGTCGTCGAAACTATTGGTGAAATGGCGACCTACGATTTCACGCTTCCCGTGACACACCAATTTATCACGGGCGGTATCTTGAGCCACAACAGCGGTAAGTCTCACACCGTTGGTTCCTATCTGGCTCCCTATCACTTACACCGACTTTTAAAGCTGCAAAAACCTGCACAGTTTTATGGCCTGTCGCGTACCACGATGCTGCAAGGAACGTTTGCAGCGCTGACCTACACGCAAGCCAAGGATACTTTGTGGACGCCGTTCTATGGCGCTCTCATTGAGTCCAATTGGTTTAAGCAATATCACGGCATGCTTCGGCATTACGAAAACGTTTACGGCGAACGACTTTTCAAACTCACTGACACGTTTGTCGATTACCGCGTTCGGGGTTTGCAATATCACCCGATGGGGCCAGACAAACGGGTAATGCGGGGGCGAACGCGCTGCTTCTTTTCAATCGACGAAATTGCATACTTCGACGCTGAAAAAGATTCGGGCAAAGTTAAAATCAACGCCTACGAAGTTTACGACGCATTGGCGAACAGCCTTGCAACGGTACGGACTTCGGCTGACGCATTGATTGAACGGGGATACGATGATGTGTTCCCGGCCTACGCGATGAACGTAAGTTCTCCAACTGCAAAAAACGATATGATTCACGTGTTGATTGCACGTGCGCAGGAATCGCGATCCATGCACGGTATCCACCGGGCGACGTGGGAAGTTAACCCGAACTTCAAACGTAATTCCACGTTCATTATGGAAGCGTATCGGAAAGACCCGGAATCAGCAGAGAAAAACTTCGGTGCAAATCCTCCGCTGATTTCTAACCCGTTCCTGTCGAACCACAAATTCATTATGGATTGTGAAGACACAGGCCGTCGTAACGCATTGAAAATGCACGCGGCTTTCCGCAATAGCAAACGCGCTGGACAGTCGTATATGTTCGGTGAAATCGACAAGGTGAAAAAGAGCGGTAAACCTTCGATCCTCGCAATCGACGCCGGGTTAAACGACAACAGTTTCTCGATTGCAGGCGGAACACTGGACGAAGATTTTAATTTATGTGTAGACCTTGTGGGTGAGATTATTCCGTTGCCGGGATTCAAAATCAACCATTCGCTGGTTTACGATCAGGTTATTCTGCCAATCATGCAGGCGCGGAACGTTAAAGTTTTGCTGGCCGACCGATGGAACAGCCTGAAATTGCTGAGCGATGCGGAAATGGATATGGGCGATCCAAACGAGGATATTCCCACTTTTATTGCCAAACAGCACAGCTTGAAATACGTCGATATGGTTGGCGTGCGGACACGAATGGAACAAGGCAGTATTCGATTACCTAAATCGGAAATTCCAGTTAACAAACTCGTGGAAGCACTCGACTCTGATTACCGCGCATTCTACAAAGACAAACCCGTGGCGCACTTGTTCAAACAAATGTTCACGATTAAAGATTTGTTGAAAGGCGTAGGGAAAGGCGACGGATACACCGATGATAACTGGCGTGCAATGGCTCTGCTTTTGTGGGGTTTGATGGAAGAGGATTATATGGCGATGCTTATGGCAGAACCGATGAACCTTACAATTGCGCGGCCTAATGCTCTCGGTGCTTCGAAACTCGGTAGCGGTGCTGGTGCCGCTGTTGGTACAGGTGGCGGCGGTGGCCTGACAATGCAGAACGGTGCGCCGTTGATGATTATGGGCGGGGGCCGTCGCTGATGGAAATAAGTATCGCACACCCTTTCGGGAATGCCCCGGAAAAACCCACACCTTCCAAAGCAATTATGGAACGTGCAAATCAGAAGCCGACCAAATGGCTACGGGCGAATTTCGATAGTCCTCACATTGCTGCAACCGCAGTTGTGATTGGAATTATCCCGTATGATTCTGATGAACTTTACGTGTACCGCGATGGCCGAGGGGAAATCGTTTATTTGTGCGTAGTCTCAAAATTCGATACGGACGGTCGCGCCACCTATGTGCAGAAAAACGTTTGGCAGCTTGACGGTTGCCCGCGTGGATTTGCACGAATGGTCATGCGTTGGTTCTGTTCCAATGGCAGCATCCTTGCATCGGATGAACGCCAACGGAAAAAAGGTGCTGAAATGTGGAAACGTTTTCTCGCAGAAGATTGCGCGGATCGTTTTGCATATGTGCAGCACGCCAACGGTTTAAGCGGTTTAACGCCGCACACGAAATCCATGCTGATTGCATTTGCATACGCTGGAAATGCGGACGACAAAATCTTTGTTGTTTCCGATCAACCGATAACCGGCAGAGTCCGGGCAAAATGGTGAACACTATGGAACGTATTACTCCAGAATTTGTCGAATCGAAAATCGTTGCTGAGCATTACTGGATTGTACCGGGCACGACTACCACGCTTTGCGCATTGGTTCCTGAAAATGGAGTCACGCAGTTTGGTGAAAGCAGTACCGCGCATGGTCGAACCTTCAACGAGGAAGATGGGCGGAAATATTCGCGCATCATGGCATTCAACAAAGTAATGGGCGCCTACGGAATCATCTTGAAAAACAAGATTTTTGAGGAATCCGCAAATGCCAACGAAACAAGACCTGACGCTGTATAAATGGTTTCAATACGACGAAGGTGCGGCAGAGCGGGTTTTCGACCAGCCGCGCCATAACGAAGACTACGAACTTGAATTGCATCCGGGTAACGTTTACGGTGTGAAAAAAGTTGGTCGTGCGTATTTCGTCGTACATAAACACAGCCCTGATATTCAGTTCCGTTTGAATGATGCCGAAGTCACAATGATTACGGATAAGTCAGCCGGTTGGTCTGGAAAGATCAGAAAACAAACTGTAAATGCAGGGGTAGGCGGAAAAGATAAACCCGCCGAAAGCCTCCCTAAAGGTTGGTTCCAGATTGATTTGGACAGTAGTAATCTGCGTACTGCAATCTACAATCCAAAGGAACAAACTCTTTACATCACTTTTCACAATGGCGCCTCGTGGGCTTACGAAAAAGTCACGAAGAAAGAATTCACTGAAATGGAACAGGCCGAATCACGGGGCCGCTATTTCATCTATCGAATTCGCGATGTGAAACCTCAATATAAGTTGGGCGATAACTTCGACCGACCTCCTTACGATACAACCCCACTTTCCCCGACTGCACAGCCGAAAGGCAAAGCTGCACCTGCTGCAAAGCCACCAAAACAAACCGTTACGACCGGTGATGTAATTACCCGTGTTAGTGGCGGTAAGAAAAAATAACTTCTGGTGTAAAATGCCGATACTTGCCAACGCGCTTATTGAAAAGATTGATGTAGATCGCGACCGTTATCTGCATCTGATTAATCGCTGTACCTATGCCATCCTCATGAAAGAGGGTGACGACACGTACCGCGTTTATGAAACAAAAGACCCAAGCGTTCCGGGCCTTGAGGATTGCCGACTGTTGATCGTTACTTTGAATGACCGGGACATTGTTTATTCGTGTTATTTCAAAGTTGTCGAGCATCCGATTTTCGGTAGTCGCGTTGTGCAAGTTGAAGTGCGATCAGATGAACCGGGAACAGCGCGTTTTGTGATGGATCGTTTTTTCCTGAAGCATTACGGCGCGTTGCGTACCGACATTTCCCACACCCCATCCGGGCGCAAAATGTGGGAAAGATTTATTGAAACAAATCAGTGCAATTTTTACATCGCTGATTTGCCGATTGACGCCAACACCGAACTGGGCAGGCGTAATCAAAACGCGAATGACGTAGAAGAAATTCAAAACCTACGACGATTAACCTCCGACGATGTTATCTGGCACGATAATCGACGCGGCAACGTGAGCGTAGTTTACGCCACCAATGCGAGCATTTTATGAGACTGAGAAAAAAGACCAGTTATTCCGCAGTGTCTCCGGCTAGTGCCGGTCGCGCACCTGTAGAAATGGGCGCAGCCGCGAACCACTACGGTACACGACAAGACATTAGCGATTACGTGGCAACGGCAGCAGCCGGGGGCGGCAACGCTTCCCTTTCACAAATGCCAATTGAAATCGACATTGATCCGCTGTTGAAAGATATCGTGTTTTCCGAAGACCTTGAACAGAAAAAACTGGTCATGCGTTTGTATTCGGACATGTATTACAACGACAGCATTTCCGGCAGTATCGTCGATATCAAATCTACGCTGATGTTTTCCGAGTTTACCATCGGCGGTATTCTCGACCGGAAAGTATCCGACGACTTCCAAGAAAACTTGGATCGTTTGGATATCAGAACTTTGATGCCAGACGTTGCCGTTGATTACAACGTTAAAGGCGGTTTCGTTGGTTCGCTGCTGTACAACGGCACGTCGCAAGTGTTCTCGCGAATCATGCCGCACGCTTACGAAAACACAAAGATTGACCAGCTTCCTTTTCACGGAACTGACCCACTAATTACCGTGGCATTTCCTGAATATATCCGTTCCACAATGGCGTCCGATTCTCCGCGTGTAAAAGCGCTGCGTGAATTCCTTGGCGCGGACGTGATGAAACAGCTTTCCAACGAAGCGCTTGAACTTGATCCGAAATCTACGGTTTATGTTCCGCGCCGTTCTGGTTCTACCTCGACAGGCACCAGTTATTTGCGCCGTGTTTTGCCGTGGTATTTGCTGGAGAAAAACCTTTTCCGTGGAACGCTTGTTCGTTCTGCAATGCGTCAAAAAGGTATTTTGCATGTAACGCTTGACGGTGCCGGTGAATGGGAACCGACGCTCGCGGATATGCAAGCAGTTATGGATATGTTCATGAACGCCGACGCTGACCCAATCGGCGCTGTTGTTGCTACGCGTGGCGGTATTTCCACTGAGGAAATTCGTGACCCGCAAGGCGGCTGGACAATCTTTGACAACAAAGATGCAATCGACAGCATCAAAATGAAAGCACTCGGTATTTCTGATGCGTTTCTTTCGGGTGATGCGACGTATACAAACGGTGACACATCGACTTCTTTCTTCATTGACGGTGTGCGATCGGAACGCGATTATCTGACCCGGAAAGTTTTGTATAACAAGATTTTCCCGATGATTTCCGCAATGAAAGGTTACACGCTGAATAAACAGGGTAAGCTTATTATCAAAGGCAACAGCCTCGATAAAATGGATATCCTCGGTTCGTATGAGCGCCTGAATGATGGTTCTCGTTTGTTGATTCCTTCGGTTCATTGGGAAAAGACTTTGAAACCGGAAGGCGATCAGCAATACATGGATATGCTGCAAGCGCTTACCGATAAAGGCGTGCCAGTTCCAATGCGTGTTATGGCGGCTGCTGGCGGTTTCAACCTCGACCGTTTGCTGGCTGCACAGGATTCCGATTTGCATATTCAGGAATCGGTTTACGAATACCAGAAGCGCGTAAAAGAACTGAAAAAGAAATACGGTATTGTTGATCCAAACGATATGGGCGGCGGTGGCGGCGAAGGTGGTTTCGCTCACAACTACGACAAACAAATCATGTCTTTGGCACGCAATAATCCCGGCCTTTACGAAGCGTTCCGTGCTGAAGCTCAAGGCATTTATAACCGCAACCTCGACAGAACTCATTCCGATGTATTGGCCCGTAACAATGGTCAAATGGTTGGTTTGGCGAATCGTGATTTCGGTGAAATGTCTGAAGTACCGGGCCACGATTCGTTGGGCAACAAACGGTATTTAACGAATCAGAAATTGGCGAACGAACGGGCTAACCGTAAGATCGTAAAACAATTGCGCCTTATGCAAGACAAAGGCACCGGCCACAACGTAACAAAGACTGTAACGCCTTACTAATTTATAATTGTGAGAAGCGTTAGTTTATGGAACGTCTTTATTTATGGCAATCCATCGCCGGAAAAACTGTAAATAAAACGTGTATCACAGGCTAGGCACTGTAATGTCGGACGCAGCCAACACGTAATGCAACCCCTGAATGGAATAGGCGCTACCGGTTAGAAGACTCCCTACTTGCTACGCAGAGTGGACTGACCAATATAGCCAAAAACATTTACGTCGCGAATAGTGAATAAGAAGAGACATTCTTGCCTAGCTTTCCCTTTGTTCGCAAAGGTACAACCGCGCCCTGTGAGCAATTGCACGGCGCGGTTTTTTCGTTTCTGGAGACTGAAAATGTGGGAATTGATGGAAAAAGAATCGCAATTGAATTACATGATTAATCGCACTGGCATTCCCGGTGACAAGATTAATCACGAAATGATTGCCGAAGCTGAATACATGATGAATCGTCCGCAGCGGGATAAATACGTGGACTATTGTTCATCGTATGTGGCGGATGTTGCTTACCGTGAAGTCGATCCCGAGCACGAAAGCGCTGCCAACGTATTCTATTTCCACATGATGCGAATTCCGGTGGAAGTAAGAGCGAAAATGATTTGGCACGTAATGAACGGAGTGCAACCTTAAATGGCAACTTCTCCGCTAAACCCGACGAAGCATTTGCAACGTCAGGGACTCGATCACAAAATGATTTATGCGGGAATTGTTGTTGACGATAACGATCCCCGGAAAGCCTGTCGTGTGCGCGTGCGTGTAACGGGAATTCACCCCGATACAATCCCCGACAATCATTTGCCGTGGGCCATGCCAATGAATCAGGATTATGCTGATGATGCGGAAAAGCCTACCAGTTCCGGCACCGTGGACATTCCACATAAAGGCGCAAAGGTTGGTGTTCGTTATCCGAATGGCGATCCACATAAACCTCAATTGGCACCGTATCCCGGCGACAAGAAAACAATCCTGAAAGAAGCGGAAAAGAATTATCCGCACAGGAAAGCAACCGTGTTACCAAACGGCTGCAAACTGATTATCGACAAATCAACAAACGAAGTATTCGTGTTAAATCCCGGTGATACGCATTTCGTATTCCTTGGCGATTACACGCAAACCATTGTCGGCAAGGCAACGCAGATTGTCGGCTCAGGCACAGGCGATGTTGACGGTTATTTGTCGGATGTTTCAAACCTGAAGCTAGCGAATATTCAGGCGAAGAGTGCGGGCGGTGTGGGCTTCAAAGGCAGCGGTGGCGCCGGGAGTTCTTACACGCACGTTAAAGGCGATTACACATTAATCGTTGACGGAAAACGCACCGTGCAAATCAAAGGTAATGATGAATTAAAGGTTGGGGGCAACCGCGATGAAAAAGTGAGCGGACAACACGTAATTGATTCGTCCCGCTCGGACACAAACTGAGGATTAATTAATGCCTACACCATTGGCGTCACGCCTGCAACGAACAGGCGATACATATTTAGTGGAAGACACGGATATTCACGGTGGATATCGCAGCGTTGCCGACATAGCAGAACGCAACGCAATTCCTTTGAGCGCACGGCGGGTGGGCATGACCGTTTACTGCATTGCAGATAAAACGGAATATCAACTTATTACTTCGATTGCCAATAGTTCATGGACAATCCGCCCGCTTTTTTCGGGCAAGCTACATGGTGTGGCGACTATCGTTGTAACCGGGCCGCTGCAACAGTTTGACGCGTACACGTTTGAAGCATATGCAGCACAGCAAATTGTGTTGTGGTTTAATCTGCTGCCAAGCGTAAATAGAGTTTTAAATACGCCTGTCGCCTATTTCAAAATTCTGTGCGCAGTAGGAGCGCCGAGTGTTGTTGTGGGCAAAACATTGCCTGAAAATACCACGTATCTCGGTGATGCAACATTTCTTTATGACGCCGCTGCATCGAGTTCCGCAGTTATATTGAATGCGACTATGTTGGTCGGTATTTCTAAATCACTTATTCCGTTGGGCGATGCTGTAATTGCCGCAATGGATGAATACGCCGTGCGTAAGGCGGGTGAATAATGGCAAGTCCTGAATGCGTTCGCACATTCCTTTCCGGGGAACTTTTGGTTGGTAATCGTCGTTCTGATCCGCATGGTATTCGCTGGATTAAAGCGCCGCTGCCACCACATCACAAACAGAATATGCCACGGGCGATTGGACGTTACTTGTCTGATGAACCTTCGACGTATTTAAAATAACCCACTCTTTGTGGGTTTTTGTGTTTCTCCGCTAATTTAAAGGTATGATTCATGACAAAGTTATTCAACCCCGAGGTGTTGGGTGCGGGTATCAAACTGCCACAAGCGCCAACCCTGCCGTCACACGCGGTACGCAAAGTCGATTTGGAAGGATTCGTTCAAGCGCAAAGGATTGAAATAACCAATGTGCTTTCCGTAACGATTCCAAAGCTGGCCGATGATTTCTTTATTCAATGTTACGACGAAACCAAACGATCCTTTACCCCGGATAGCATCGAAGAAACTGAAGACGATATCGAAGTGAAATTCTTCGTTAATCAGACCGGCGTTATTCGTGTGCTGTTTATTGGAGGCAGCAGTGGCAACTAACATTTCTCAACGGTTTTCGAAAACCGGTGACTTTTATCTTTTGGTGGATACCGATTTACGTGGCGGTTTCCGTATCGTTAACAGCATTGCAGAGCGGGACGCAATCCCGATTCAAGCACGTAAACAAGGCATGATTGTTCGGGTAATTGAAGCCGGACAAATCACCAACTGGGAATTAGGTTCTGGTCTGCCAATCACTAACGCCGGATGGATCGAAAGTTCCCTTGGCGGTAAAGGCGATTATATTCCTACAGCCGGTGGCGACTTAACCGGTGAATTGCACATGACCGAACTGGCGTCGATTAATTTCGATGACGCTATTTCTGCACAGGTTTTCGATGGCAATTTGCAGTTCACAAAAACCATCGTGCAAGACCCCGACGATCCTGAACCAATGGGCATGATGACCTTCAACGATGGCACCACGAACACCGTTGAAATCAATCCGCAAATTGGTCAAATCGTTTGCAAAACCGAAGTGGCTATTGCCTCCGACCGTTCGCTGAAAACCAACATCACGCGAATTAAAGACAGCATTAAAATCACCAAACGTTTGTACGGTTATACCTACGAACTGATTTCCCAACCG